GCCTCCGCTTCGGCAGCGGCTCGCGCCGCCGCCTCCGCTGCTAATCTAGCCCGCCGTTTGGGTCTGCCTGCCATGAGAGCCTGATTCTATCCTAAATTTTCACGGGGGGTAAAGGGACGTTTTGCCCTTTTGCCCCCACCCCACGGGGGGGGTAAGTACATATATGCCACCACCAGCCCGCCCCCGCCGCTTTTCGAAGGGGGGGGCTGGGCTGGGGGCGCCAGTTTCGGGGCACCTGGCCTGGAACCGCATAAGGTCCATTATGTAAAATTCCACGCTAACCCTTTGATTTAGTTCGCTTCTTCGGTTTGCTTGTAACGGCATCATTTCCTATTTTTTGGGTGATGTCGCCTGTCTCTGGATCAACATCAACTATTTGATTTCGTTGCTTTTCTTCTTTGATCCGCTGATTAATACGCTGGGACGCAACGCGCAGGGCTTCAACGTAGCTTTCGCCCACCTCCACCTGATGCTGAACCTTGTCGCCATAAACCCTGGGCGCAATCTTTCCGACATACCAGCGTCTTGCGTCGAACTTTAACCGGGCGCGCTGCGGATCGTCCGTATTATTTTCGGTTGCTTCTTTGATGGCTGTCTCGGCAACGACGTGTGCCATCTGCATGCGCGCCCGCGCGTACTGTACCTGCCACTCCGGGTCTTGCAGCCATCCATTGATCACACACCATGAAGGCATGCCCTCCATCTTAATGATATCAATCATTAAAACGCCCCGAGATATCATTTCGAGGATGCGCGGCATGTGATCTTCCGGCAACCAAATCGGCGTCAACCTACCCACATCATACCCCTCTCGCCATTCATGCGCTGCCATAGTGCGCCACCAACTTGTCCAGCCCCTTGATCACTTCCGTAAGCGCCCGCTGCGGGTTCCAGCCTTTGCATTCCGCCAGCCCATAGACTGTGCCGCGCCCCAAGACACACCAGCTTAACGCGCCCGTGACATCGCTGCCAGCAGCATGGAACGCGTCCCGGTAACTCTCAGCGGCTTGCCGTTTGGTCCTGATCTGCCCAGCCCCAGCCATCTTGTGGCCCGGCCTAATCCCTTTCCCAGCCCCATCCACGCCTTGCTGATAGTCTTCCAGATACCGCACAGCCCCCGCATATTGCGCGTCTGTGATTGCGCCGCCTTCAAGCAACTTATCCGGCATCCATCCATTACTCGCCATTGTCTCATCCTCTACATCAGGCCCGAAATCCACCACCTCTTCCGCGAAATCTCGGCCCATGGTTGCCTCTTTAGATTGGGATTTCGTCCTGCATCAACTGCCCTTTCCTTACCACCTTGGCCTGGGGAAAAGCAGCCTTGATCTCACTGATAGGCGAAGCCCCTTTCAGAACCCTCCCCACCTCTTCCACCGTCCAAACCTCCGCGTTCCACCCTTCCGCCTTAGCCCGCGCCAAGATCGCTTGGGCATGGGTATCATCCTGACAGATGCAGATGGTGCCGCGCTCCTCCTCATCAGCCCGCACAGTCACCAGAGGCCCCGGAAGCGGTTCATAGCCTGCTGCCAGTGCTTCTGCGGCCAATGCCTTCCAAGCCCTCATCATCATGGCGTCCAGTTCCGCCATATCCTCACCCGCCATTGTCGCTTGCCGGTGCATATCCTCTGCCGCCTGAAACCGCTCCCTTGTCGCGGGCGACACCAGACGCGGGAGCCTATCAAAACCCCATTTCTTTTCCAACCAAGACACCAGGGCATCCAGCGCACCCGCCTGCTTTGTTCGCCATACCCATTCGCCTTTCGCCTCTTTCAGCGGTGGGATAATTTCTTCTTTCGCCATTACTTCTTCCCATTCCAGTTGTGGTGCTTGTGTGCCTTTGGCCCCTAAGATTGGGAACCACTTAACCACTCGCGCGTGCGACTAGTGTGCTAGCACTAGTCGTACGTGCGAGTAGTGTTTCCCTTAGGGGCCATCGACTAGCACGCACACCCAAATGTGCTAGTAAAGTGCTAGTGGATGGGGTGTTTTCCACCCCACTAGCACACATTATTGGCCCTCCAAAAACGGCCTTGGCGCCACCAATTTCATCTGCGCCAGCTTCTCTGGACACACGTTATAGTTGCTGCGCTTGTGGCGATTTGCCGGGCTTGGACCGTTCACTGGGAAGATGGTGCCTTCCTCCTGCCAAGCCTGCAAGATGTTCTTGGCTTGCTGGTCTGACACCTTCCCGGTGGCGGTCAGTACTTGCCATGCGGCGCCTTCTGTGGCGGTTGGCTTGGCCGCATAGAAATAGTGCTTGCCATCCTCCATGAAGCCTTTCTGAAGGGTTTCTAGGATCGCCACACACTCTGCCATGCTGAGATTGCCAAATGGGCTTGGCGGCTCCCAGGGCAGTGCGGCGGCTATGATCTCGCCGTTCTCGATCTCGATGGCGGTCAGCTTGTACCACTCGGCTTCTTGGGCTGGCGCGTAGTTTGATTTGGCGCTGTCGATCCGAATGTAGGACCGGCGCTCATCAGCTTGCACCCCGAAGGCGCCTGCTTCCTCCGCTGTCATGGTGGTGAGTGTCAGCATTACCCGCACCGCCCCTGAGATCGAAGAAGCCCCGCGAACCCGGTCCATATCGCCTGGCGTACTGGTGCCTTTGCGGTCATGGTGCAGGATCAGCACCGCCATATCCAGCCGCTGCGCCAGGGTGCGGAATGCTGCCACCACTTGGCGCATCGCTGTGTTATCGTTTTCTTCGCTGTCATGGAGTTCTGCCAGCGGATCGCAAACCAGAAGATCGGCCTGCTCTTCCATGCAGATGCGTTCCAGTTCCTGCATTGCCTGGGTGGGTTCGATCTGCCCGGTGCTTAGGTTCCTGGCGAACAGGGTGCCTACGCTATATGGGCCGCACCGTATGATCTGGTGCATGGCTTCGCTGCTGGCGGCTTGGGCCTTGATGGCGGCGGCATAGCGGCGCTGCTGTTCGTCTTTGTCATCTTCGGTGTTGTAGTTGACGATTGTCAGCTTGGCTTCTGGCCGGAACCCGCCAAACGGCTTGCCCTGCGCCCCCGCCAGTGTCCAGCCCACTGTCATGGATGATTTGCCGCCTGCGCCCTGGCCGCTGAGAACCGTCACCGCCCCCCGCAGCAGATAGCCTTGCACCAGCCAGGGCCGCTTGGGGATTTCGGTGGGGGAGAACTGTCCCACATCCTGCCAGAGTGCCGGGCGCGGCTTGCCATCCTCTGTGGTGGCTTCTTGGGCAGCTTGTGTGGCTTGCGCTACTGGTGCTGCCCTATCAACCTTCACAAGCCCTCTGGCGGCTCTTTCCAGCGTGTAGCGCACCTTCATCCTGAACTCTGCCTCACCCCGCCCAGGGCGCCGGAAATCCACCTTGCTGGCGTACTGGGGCCAGCCTTCCGCCACCACTTCTTCTTCTGTTGGCAGGCGCCCCAGCTTGGCCTTCAGATCGGCAACCACTGCCAGGACAGTATCGCGCATATACTGTTCCCGCCCATCCGTGATGGTGCCTTGCAGCCCGAGTGGGCCGGGCGCGTGAACCACCGGAGACACTGAACCGGAACCATGGATAACATCCTGGCAGATCAAATCCACCATGCTGTCAGTCAGGCTTGGCAAGCCCAGGTCATCCACATGGGCATCAACGTCCCAGGAGTACTGGCGCCCGCTGGCGTGGACCGAAGGCGGCGCGACAATAAAGCCGCCATCACCCCGGATATCCATGCCCGGCAGGATGCCCTTGCGTGTGGGAACTTTGCGCCCTGGGTGGCTGAAGAAGCGGTGGCACCCGCCGCCGCCGGTCAGCGACACTGGGCCTGCGCCCAGCCGGTCAAGGATTTGCTGTTCTGTGGCGGCGCCCAGTTCGCCATCGAAATCCAGCACCACCAAGTTGGAAATGGCGCCGGTCACGATCCCCACGCCCATGGTGGGATCGGCGAACCAATCTTGAATCTCGGCTTCGGTAGCGCGTCGGTTTTGGAATTGGTGCCAGGGAATGGCGGGTATCTTCTCGCCCCGCCGTACGGGCACCACGGACCACCCGCGCCGTAGGTAGTAAAGCGCCCATTCTTTCGCCGGGGCTGATAGGCTTGGTGCGGTCAGTGACATGGCTTCTTCCCCGGAAATTCGCTGTGTGGCGGGTACTCTGGGTCTTTGAGTGGGATGCACATTGTTTCCTCGTTCTCTTGCGAAAGGAGAGGCGGCAATCGTTTAATTGCCGCCTTGGTGTTGTTAATCTTCGGCCTCTGGTTTTGCCTTGGCTTCTTTGGCTTGGCTGCACCATTCATGGGGCCGCACCAGCACCCAGCGATACCCGCTGTGCGATGGTGCTAACCGGCATTCACCTTGCCGACTGTCAGCGGGTAGATACCACTGACAGTTGGCGCAAGTGATGTCGCGGGGGTGCTTAACCCTCATTAGAACGGTAGGGGTTTAGCAGCTTGCGGCGTTGGCGGAGGTAGCGCAGGCGCGCTCTGGGCGACAGGTGCTGCCACACTTTGCGCGCCAGCCGATCCAGCCGAAGGCAATTCTGCCGGACGCGGTACCCACTTAATGATCGCGAAGTTCGGGGTGTAGTTGGAGCCATGCTTTCCCTTTACCTCCGTAGCGCCCTGGAACTGGACCACCGGCAGCAGCCCTTGGGCTTTCTCCGGCGCAGCTTCATATTGCGAATGCAGGGTGTCAATCGCGGCAAGAACCGCGTTGGCGTTGCTGCTGAACTCGCGGACAGTGCGGTTGCCATCCAGCAGACGCATGGCGAAGCCTTGCTTGGGCTTGGCGGCATTACCGCGCTCATCGAAGCCATAATCGCCCGCCGGGCAGGGCGGGATCGGCTGGCCGATCTTCACCAGGGCGCGCACTGGCGCCATGCCTGCCTTGAAAAACAGCCACCCAACTTGGATATTCTCCATATCCGCGACGAAGGCAGGCTGTTGGAAGGAAACATCTTCTTCCTGCTTCTCCCACCGCCCATTGATTTCCACGCGCTGGCTGAACTTCAGGCGCCCGGCCTTGGCGTTGTAGTTGACCAGGGGCAGGAAATCACCGCTTGCGGTTTCGCTGCCACCAATTGAAAGACCTAAACCCATCTAAATGCTCCAGATGTCTAAAAATGCGCCAAATTTGAACACGTTGGCGCTTCGTGTTTACATCCCGTAAATCTCTTTCCGGGCTGCTTCGGCTGCGGGATCGGACCAATAGAAACTATCGACATCCGGCACCAGCAAACTGATTAATTCATTCTTATCCGCCGAGATCGCCAGGAACCGGCGTAGCCGGTTAGCAATAGCCTGAAGGTGCGCCCAGTGATCCGCCACTCCTTCAAGCTGATAAACCGCCACCTTCTTCGGGCTGCAATACGCGAATCGGCAGATTTGGTTTGTATGGACAACGTACCCACTACCCTGCCGGGCATGGCTGCTGCTGATCTGGCCCGGCACCCGCTCCGTGGTCTTCAGGTCCAGCACCAGCCCATGATCCTGCCAATAGAAATCCAGATACCCCACCAGATCGGGCAGACCCTCGCCCAGCGGCTTGCTGATCTTGTGCTGATGCTGGCCTTCTTCCGGCGCGGTAGGAACGCCATACTGGCGGAGTTCAGCGAGTGCCACCGGCACAGTGTCTTGGACCACCTTGCGCTGTGCCTCGCGGCGGGGATCGCCAGACAGGGCAGTCAGCCTGTCATATTCGGCCAGGGCAATGGCGACGCAATCTTCCACCGGCTTGGCCGGATCGAACAGGCCAGCCGATACGCCTGCTTCGATGGCGGTACCGCGATGGGCCGAAGCCCCCACCGGCAGGCGCCGCTTCAACAGGTAGGACATGGCCCAGGCGGCGGGCTGGCTGGCGTAGGTGTTCAGGCTGCTGGCGGATAAATGGCCAATGCCATGCGTTGCGAAGGGGTCTTGGGTCACGGGTTTGCCTCGATGATTAGGATGTAGCCCGGTTTCCCGCTGTACATCTTGGAAAGGTGTAGCTTGATGATCTGGCTGTCATCGTCCCACAGGATGCCATTGGCGGCATCAAGGACCAATTTCGCCAGGTTGTCCAAGTCGGGCTTGCCTGTGTGTTCCAGATCGCCCGCCAGCGCCGCTTCCTGCTTTTTCTTTGGCCAGGATTTGGGAATGGGCATCAGGACCATGACATCAACACAAACCGGCACGGAGCCAAAGGAATCATATGGGGAAATAAATGCCCGAATTGTTTCCTCTGCCTTGCGGGTCTTGGCTGGCGTATAGGCGCCATGCTTGCCGAATCGGGGGCGACCCTTTGCGACAGGCTCGATGGGAATGGTGATGCAAGTTCGCATGATTAAACCCCCGCCAGCACAGTTCGGGAGGGGATATTGAAAGTGCTGGCGGAGGTATCCGC